CACTTATGTTTTTACGACTTCTCAAACACAAACGTTTGGTATTACTGATGCAGTGCTAAAGGCAGGCTTCACCTTGGTTCCAGCAGGTGCATACACTCAGCCACAGATATTTGTTACATCTGGAAACGATGGTTCGGTAACAAACGGGCTTGTAAGTCTGGATGTTACGGGGAACACAACCATTGTAGCAGGGGATACGATTGTGATTTATGAAACAAATGTTCCTGAGCTTAGCGCAATTTCTGGTGAGTCCTTTGAGGTGTTTAGTGCCACGGATACAAACATTTCGTTTTTTGCTCCAGTGGCGGATTTAGCCAACTTTGGGGGCAGCGAGCAGGTTGAGTTTGGCGGCAGGTTCAGCGTGGGTGGTGGGTTTATCCATCAACCAGCCCCACCGTGGGGAGTTTACTTCCAGCGCAGATTGTGGGTTCCGTTTTACTATGCTCCTGCTGGCACGTTTAGTTCGCCTACCTACACGGATAGAAAAGTGACTGATGAAATATCCATTTCGGATATTTTAGACAGCCATACGTTCGACCAGATTGCCAATCAGTTCAGGATTACTGGAGGAACGACGGATTACTTGGTGGCAATGAAAGGATTCTACGATGACGGATTGGTTGTATTGAATCGGAATAGCTTGCACCTAATAAGCGGGACGGCTGGCGGCCTTACTGACACGAAAGTAACGCAGTTAACTACTGAGGTTGGGTGCTTGGCTAGAAAAAGCGTTGTGATGAAGGGCAATGCCATGTTTTTCCTGTCAGATGACGGCATTTATGCGGTTGAGTTCCTAAATGATTACAACCTTCGTGGTGCGGATGAGCCTATTTCCAAGAACATCCAGCCATACATCGACCGAATTAACAAGAACCTAGCAACAGAAGCGGTTGGAGTGCTGTTCAACAACCGATATTACCTTGCTGTAGCGTTGGATTCTAGCGCAGGAGCCAATGATGCCCTTGGTAACAATACAATTTTGATTTTTAACTTCCTCAACAAAACGTGGGAGTCGATTGATACCTTTGGGGCTAGTGACTTTATCATCAAAAACCTGATTATCGGCAGCGCAGCGGAGCGGGATAGCATTTACGCAGTGACTTCGCTAGGGGGGCTGCATGAATTAGAGGCTGTTGAGGGTTCTTTGGATAACTTAGTGTCGGCAGGAACTCCAACTAGCTTTGCCATTAACTCTTCTTTGACCACTAGGGGGTATGCGCTGGGTAATCTCAACCGGAAGCGGTTTACCGATGGGCAACTTACCATGCAATGCGTTAATGGAGGGCTTGGCGAGTATGCAATCTCCTTTGCGGCGGAGGATCCCGACAATAACCAGAGCATTGGGACGACAACCACCTTCCTTGATGGCACAGTTCTTGGGACTGGTGCTGTCAATGAGGATGAAACTGGCAATATCCGGTTCCGCCTTGGTGGGATTCGTGGATATGTGGGAAGCCTAACCTTGACACGGACAATCGGCTCCCCTAAGATCACCTCGATTAAAGTCACAGGTTCCGTGACAAACAGACAAATCATTTCCCAAACGTAATATGCCAGGAGTCGTAGAAACAACCGATACCTTCACTACTAATCAAGTGATTACAAGCACGTTGATGAATAACATCATCGACCAGACGTTGTTTACAAGTGATGCAATAGTTTCTGGCAACACAACGCTCGCGCTAGTAGCTGGAAAACTCAAAGTAGGAACGATTACGTCAAACGAAATGGGGGCTAACGCTGTTACCCTTAACGCGATTGCGGATGGGACAATTACAAACGCCAAGGTTAACGCTTCCGCTGCTATTGCTCTTTCAAAACTTGCGACTGGAGCATTGCCTACTGCAATCACGATAGCGTCTGCCAACATTGTAGATGGAACGATTGTAACAGCCGACATTGCAGACGCAGCTATTACCGCTCCTAAGTTGGATGGAGCGCAAACTGGTACTGCTCCTATTTACGGGATCAGAGCATGGGTAAACTTTGACGGGACAACGGCAGATGACATTGGCGGGACTTATTCTAGGACGCTTACGACTGTAACGGTAACGACTTCTGTTGACCACGGGCTGATTGTTGGACACAAAGTCTTTTTGAATTTTACATCTGGAAGCGCGGCTGATGGAGCTTTTGTTGTAACAGGTATTACCAGTAGCACTGTTTTTACCGTAACGCATGGCACATCGGGAACAACCAGTGGAAACGTTACGTTAAATCGTAGGTTGATTAGGGCTTCTGGAAATGTTTCAAGCGTTAGCTTGCTAGCAACTGGAAAATATGCTGTTAATTTCACGACAGCACTTCCCGATGCAAATTATGCACGATCTGGATTCGCCAACTTTAATAGTAGTGCAACAGCGGGATTTGTTGGAGGAAATAATCAAACAGCAACAACAGAGCAATCTTGCGATATTAACGTAGCCAACTCAACAAGTGGGGCTGAAAACAACTTTACAGTAGTCAACGTAATGTTTGTAGGATGAACCCCCACCTAGCAACCGCGATTAACCTTTATGAATCTAATGACATTGACCTCCAAAACCTTATCGGTTGGCACTTGTCTTATGGCATTGTGCTTTCGACTCCAAAGGTTTTTGCGTTATGTTTCCACTCGCACAGTGACGAACCTGACAAAGCAGTTGCTTTTGAGCATTCCGACACGCTTTATGTCACCATGTGTTGCGGCGATATGCTTAGTGGATTACGCACTCTCAAGGATGATTACGAATACATTGCATTTAACCGCGACTTCAAGGGATCGGAGCGCACCCGTTTGCTAGGCATGGAAGCCTTTTACTCAAAACTACGATAAGACCATGGGATCAAAACCTAAGACAGTCAAAGCTCCCAAAATGGACATTGGCAAAGATATTCAGCAATACGTTTCTGGTATGTCTGGCGCATTGCCCCAGATTTTTTCGCAGGAGCAACAGTTCCGTCCACAATTTCAAGGGTTGAATCTTGGTGATATTCAATCGTTCCTTAGCGGGGCAGGTGGACAGCAAGGGCTTTTCGGTCTTAGCCGTGAGGCAGCGCAACAAGCTGGCATGGGTCTGGGTGAGGCTAGGGGCGCAGAACTCGGTCAGATGACCGGACAAGCAGGTCTTACCCGTGGATTGATGCAAGCTCTATCGCCGGAACAGGCGGGTGTTGTCCAAGGATTTGACCAAGAAGCCCAGAGAGCATATGCCGCTTCCCAAAGAATCAGCCCAGAAGAGCAACGCGGATACCAACAAACAGCGCGTGAAGCTGCTTCTGCGGCTGGCCGTCTTGGTGGTAACGCTGCTATTGCCTCCGAAGTAATGGGGCGTGAGGATGTATTCGCTCGTAAACGTGCCGAGGCTGCACAGGCGGGGCAAAACGCTTACAATGCCGCGCAGGGGTTCTACACTCAGCCGGGGCTTGGACTCTTGAGTGCTGCTCCATTGTCGTATCAACAAGGTCAGAACTTCATGCAACAAGGATTCGGTGCGATTGGTGCGGGAACGCCTCAGTTGTTTGATCCTGCCGTGGGGCTTAACCTTGGTGCGGCACAGCGTTCTAACCAACTTGCAGCAGCTACGGCTAACGCACAGGCACAGGCAACTCGTAGCGCGGGAATCATGGATATGATTGGGAAAGGCATTGGGGCAGCTGCATCTATCGCCGCTGCCCCTATGACGGGAGGGACATCCTTACTTGGGCTTGCCGCTCTTGGTAAACCCAAGCCAGCACCTTAATAAATCAACAATATGGCGACTTACGGAAGAGGACAGATGCTAGGTTCGGGAATCAACCCTGAGTCATTCAAGCTGGATTTCAGCGGCTTCGCGGATGCTGCTGCTACGCAAGCACAGGGTGTGGCTAATCTTGGTGCTAGTATTGGCGGTGTGATTAAGCAGTTTGGAGAAGCCAAAGAACAACGCAAAAAAATTGACGCTGAAACAAAAGCTAGTAGGGCAGGTATTGAATCTGCAATAAAATTAGGTGAATCACTTGGCTTTGACGTTAAGGGTATGCTTTCTCCTGTTCTTGACCGAATGGACGATCCTAACACAACCCCTATCGAGGCAGAGGCATTGGGACGCGAAGCATCAACGCAAATTGCAAACGTATTAAACCTTGGATTCAAAGCTCAAGATCAAGAGTCTCAACGTGCAAGCCTAATGCAAGATACTGCATACAAAAACGAACAGCTTAAAATTGCTCAGCAAAACGCTAACTCAAGAGCGCAAACAGCAATAGCAGCGGGTCGTAATGCTCCACCAATAGTAAAAATGCCACTTGGTGACGGCAGCACTCTAGAAATGCAATGGAATGGAGAAATTCAATCTTATACTCCAGTTCCAGTATCTGGATTAAGTGGTGCAAGCACATCTGGTATTAGCAATCTACCGGATGCTCTTAAGCCTTATGCTAAAGACTTTGAGGCAGCAGGAGCTAAATATGGAGTTGCTCCTAGTATATTAGCTGCTATTTCAATGCACGAAACCGGAAACGGAACGTCATCGGCTTTCCGTAACAAAAATAATGCAATGGGTATCTCTGACGCTTCGGGGCCAGTCGAGGTTGGAAGTGTTGCCGAGTCTATTGACAAGATGGCAAGACTTCTTGGCAAAGGCATAAATGAAGGAACTGGACCTTACGCAAATGTAAAATCCATTGCTGATATTGCAAATATCTATGCGCCTCCAGGTGCGGGCAATGATCCAAGAAATCTAAATCAATTTTGGACGCAAGGAGTTACATCAAATATCCAAAAGCTATCCGAAAACAAAGCTGAACAAGTTGAACCCACTACCCAAAATCAAGGCGGAATTGGATTTACTCCAGCAGAAGCAAAAGAGTCAGAGGGAACAGAGATGACCTTAGCGGAAGTGGAAGAATTAACAGCCAAAGGAGTAAAGGTTAATGCTGTTCCATTAGGCGGAGGCAAATTCCGTGTCACTGAATCAACTTTTGGCAATAAGCCATTGGTGGAGGTTAACACTGGTCAAACAGATCAGCAAGAACGCTCCAAGAAGATGGATACGATGTTGTTTGAAACAAAAAAACAACTTGAAGTATCGTCTCAAAATAAAGACAGCATAACGAAAATGGTTAATCTTCTTGATGAAGGAGTCAAGACAGGTTTCGCCAGAGAAA